GTTTTATCATGACACAATGGCTGCCGTCTTTGGCATTCAACTCACTAACCGTCTAAACACTGCAAGCGTACGTAAGACCTACTACCCGCAACGTTATGATCACTACATTACAAACTTCACCACCTCCACCGGCATTAACACCCTCTTCAGACCAATTAACTTCAACACTCTCACTCACGATGCCCCCCTTGTCCAACTCTACCCACCGCTTAACGCGTGGACCCCCGCCCCTGAAGTCTACCCATCAGACATGTCACTTTTCGACTGGAAGGACTGGCTCACTGATCGCACCAACGCATTGTCCGTTGCCCTCCAATCAGTTTACCCCCTAGTCCCAAACGCAAGAAGGAGAGTAAACCCAATTGTGATTGGCATGGTCACGTCAGCATTCATGAATTCGGAATCGATACATTCATACCTTCCCTTCCTGTTCTACGACCCCGCGGTTGAGACTCCCCTATCCTATATCGTCGATGTGAATCGCACATTCTCCCTCACTACATTTACAGAAGACAACGTCTTGTACACCCCCGCAGGCATTAAGTTCGCCCCCCTTTATCAGTACGATACTGATGATCCAAACTCAGTCTGCACATATGGTAAGCATGTGCCCAATTACGCCACCGTCGCCTACTATGAGACTGAAACTGCCAGACTCACCGCGATCGCCAAGCATGCAGGAGGCCAGATTATCATGGAGCATTTCGACCGTCCAACATACGCAGCGCACCTGGTCATACCGCGGTTGGGTTCCCCCACTGGTTACGGTTCATCAGCCCCACGCCAAGGCGATCTACTCATGGTCGAGTCTATCATTGATTGCTTGCGTCAAAACGCCTCAGCTGGTCCTTCCACAGCAGTCGCCCGTATCGATCAGGCCTATCACCCCGTTATGAATTGCGACCCCATGGATATCGTGACCCTATCCGGCCGACTGCTCAATCTCGCTCTCATCGTTACCCAAGGCTGTCAAACCCCTTTGTCACTGCCATCAGACATCACCATGCGCCAGGTTAATTCCTTCATCTCTCAAGTTATGTCCCCAGGCGACCCGCAGAGACTGGTTGAGTATCGCGCAGATTTCAAGCTCATATGGGTATCAAGTCCATTCCCAGCAGGTGCCAACACCCGCTATCGTCCTCGTCCCGGTCGTGTCCCATTCGTCCACGGAGGTATAACCCACGTGCCTGACTCAGAGAGAGCTCTGCAGTTCCTTCCTCAGTACCGTCGTGCCACAGTCACGAAGCCTAATAGCCAAGCGTCGTATGAAGAGCAACAATTGCTTCCATTGTCGATTTTCCATGGTCATGCCATCACCGCCGGAACGTACTTCACCAACGCCAACATCACTGGAGATCCCACCGCTCCATGGCCTGTCGCTACCCTTCCTCCGATGCCCGCCCGGTATTTCTCATCAGCATCAAAAACGCGTCGGGAACTGTTATCCAGACTTCGCGCTCCCTCAGATCGGTCGTACCTTAAGGATCAGGCTAACTTTGGCTTCCTGGCTTCACTGCTCAATCCGATTAACAATGAACCCCTGCTGCGAGAGGGACTATCCATCGCCTACCTCGGTGCCGCCTCCACCCACTCCACCGCGAATCAGCCGTTGATCATCACAGATCTTGAACAAGGTCTTGTTCCTGGTGTTCCGATACCTTCGAAGATATCTCAGTACGGTTATGATGCAGAGTCAGGCGCACTTATGGATGCAACCCAAGCCAGTCCTACCGGCACATTCGGCCTTGTTTACAGCGACGTTGATCAAGTTGAGGACGCTGGTGACCGCATTCAGATAGCCGAGAGAGTCGCGATCGACACCATTTACACAGCCCTCCAAATGACCACCATGGGAGGAGTCACGCTCGCGAAGGTCAACTTCCCCACCCCGGCGTTCTGGACGACTCTGTTCGCGCGGTTTCCGACGATGGCCCGCACTATGCACATCCTCAAACCCATGATCGTCAATTCGGTCGAGGTCTTCATCGTCTTTGCTGGTCGAGCCAATGATGGAGCTCTCACTTGTTCCCCCGCTTTGCATCAGTACTTGACTGAGTTGTTCGCTCGAGTGGTGAATGTCATGCGCGTCATGGTTCACGTTCCATTGCTAGGAGAGAGTGACGATGGCCAGTCATCCCTTGGAATCAATGCATGCAGGCAGTACAGCCCGGACCTTCCAGTCGCTGGCGTGACGACGGACTTGCAGTCACTAGCTTATCAGTTGGCTACAGTGGTGCCCTCTACCTCTTTCCTCGCTCGCCAGGCGTTCGATGGTACTACTGCTGTCACATTCTTCGGTAAACGTACTTTCCTATCCAACCGACGTATGGAACGGCTTCAAGACATTCCTCTACCCATCACCACGGCCATCGGTCATCAGTCACGTTTCACCGGCCCACCATCGTATCAGCTGTTCCCAACTAAGCCCGCTTCCGTTACGCAGCTGATGGCGTCCGCTTACAACTTCATCATGGAACGCCAGTTCGTTGTCACCGCTAACCTCCGCCTGCTAGATTGCGGCACTGGTCCCGAGTCACGCATCATTCCACTGGTTCCCTTGACCACTGACCTGACGATGTCAGATACGCGTCCAACAGCCGAAGCGCTACATGCCTTCCCTCAGAACACCACAGCTTATGTTCAAGCCGATTTCATGGACCCCCCGTTTTGGGCGCAGCGTCAGACGGATTGCATCTCAGCTATCTTCAGTCTAGGTACAGCCTTCGCTGCTAGATCCCAAACTCTCATCCAAGGCCTGACAGCGTTTCTCAACATGAGTCAACCGGCGGGTTCGAATCACTTCTGGCTGCAACTGAATGTGCCGTTGAGTGGTATCATTGACATCCCCGGCCTCATTGCCATTGACGCACGACGCATGGAATACAGCTTCAACGGCGGTCAGCGCGTCGAACCCTACGATCTACCAGATCCAGTCATTGCCGCCGTCCGGGCTGTTTATCCCAACGCCACATGCTCATGGCTCACCCCGTCGCCCACTTTGGATTGGCTAGAGTACGTAATCGGGTTGGGATCATCGTTGTCCTTCGACGACATTGCCACCGTGCGCGCCTACGGTTTACTGACGCCCATCCTCCACATCGATCTGACTCAACCTCCAGTTATCGTGCCCGTGCCGTTAGTTGTAGGTGTCCAAGCTGTGATTCAGGTCGCCTCTCCAGCCAACACGACCACCGTCATTGGGATGATAGCAGGAATACAGGTATTCTCAGCTGATGGTACGGGATCGACTTCCACCCTTGGCCCTGTTGCATTAGTCTGGGATCTGGCGAACCTCAGGTGGGACATCACCCTCACTCCCAACCAAGCTGGTCTACTTGACTTGCACTTGATTGACGGCCCTGCCACTCTGAATCGTGGATCCACACTGATCGCGCTTCCGCCTCCTGCTCTCCGAGTCACCTTCCCCCCCGCGCCTGACTTCACCGTGAATGGTAACGACGCTGCCGTGCGATGTCACCCTTTCTACCGTCTTGGCGTTTTCATCAGTGTCAACGGCACGTACCAACCAGTCAACCCAGAACGTGCCTCTGTTCAAACAGTTCCAGCCGGCCGTATCCTCCACTACGTGCTTGACCTGTCAGACAATCATGTCCTCATGTTCCTCTGTGACATCGGCGACAACCAAATCGGTAACTACATTGCTTTCCCTCTGGCCCACTTGTTTACCACGGTGTTCCCCGCTAATGCCCCTCTCTTCGCCTCCCCTCCCTATCCATCGGCTAGTGGCAGACTCATCCTCGCTGGACAACCTTTCATGGACTTGGACCCCTTACCACAGGTGCTGCCCCCCGGCGTCGTCCAGCAACAGCTATCAGTAGCCGTCCAGACCAATCGTCCCACAGTGCTCTTGCCCCCAGGTGCTTATACGTACGTCGTAGTCTAGACAGGTGAGTCGCCCCGCGGTCGGCCGTGTCATCCCATTCATC